ACGCTGAGCCGGTACCGGGCACGGGGCATTTTGCGTGGACGTACATGCGGCGAGTACCAGCGGCAAGCTGGCGGCGAAGAGCATCATTCTGAGATTCGGCAGCACTGAGCGCCTCCGTGTGGGTTTTATCGAGCGTGGCCAGCTGCTGCTGGTGCTGGTTGATGTCGGTGATAGTGGCGGCCTGCTGTCTGGCTACTTTCTGTGACTGCTGTGCAGTGGTGCGCCAGGCTACCGCTTTATCGTGGTAGTGGTCAGCGGCCCAGGCGAGCAAGAGAGCGGCAGCGAATAGGGCAGCGATGATATATTTTGTCATGCCCGTCACCTGCCCTTACCGCAGGCATCTGTACGCTTTCGCTTTGGCTGGTATTTGGTCGCCCACGCCTTCGCGATACTGAGGCAGTCGTCAAACATTTTACTCTTGCCGCTGGCTGAAGCTGAGCGGTGGTAATGCGCCACCGCCTCACGCGCTCCGATGTGTGCCACTTCGACATCAAAGCCCTGCTTCACCAGTTCAGAGATAACGTTCTTCTCAATGAACCGGACTGGTGTCATGCTGAAAACTCCCCCAGGTCAGGAATCTGAACCTGCGACAATTCGGCGATAACTTTTTCAACAGCACGGATCTTCTTCAGGTGCCGTTTACGAATTGTCATATTAGAACTACCAGGTCGTCCGAACGTCTCAAGAGACCATTCATTCGCTCTGGCGAGGCGATTCTGCATTTCGCTAAGAGTTACCCCTTTCAAGCTATCCATATCCAGCAGTGCTGGATTCGGTTGCGCCTCTTTTTCGATCAGGTCAAGCAACCATTTGCGCAGGGACTTGGCTACCTTTGTGTCTGCAAGCATCCCGAGAAGATGAGCGCCGCGAGAAGAGAAAATCCTCGTGCGATTGTGCTGCAAGTCATTGTTTTTATTGCGGGAGGTCACAGTGACCACCCGCGTCATTTCAGCACTGAACTCATCCTTGTTCCTGTTGTACAGGCGGTTTATCGATTTTTCATCAGCGTACTCCAGCAACTCAGCCATATTACTGCTGGTGAACCAGATTTTGCCGTCGCCATTATCGAATGTGGCGATTTCGTGATCTTTAAACTGCAATGAGGTTTGCATGGTGTTTTCCTTCAAAAAAGAGACCTCTGCTCACCAGAACGGCCATACCTGAGCGCACCATGCTGCGATGGCGTTCTCAGAGGTCGCTTTTGTGAAAGATCTCAGGGCTTACGTTTTGCGCGGTGAGTGCGCGGGGGTTTACTACGGGTACAAAAAAGCCCCGCATCAGCGAGGCTCAGGGTGTTTTTGTATGAAATGCAGAATATTGTGTTATGCGATCGCGGGAACCGGGCGCACTTTTCAGCAGATTATGCTGACAGAAACAACGCTTTTTCCGCTGCCCTGCGCTTAACCAGCCCCGGTAACTTCCGATCGCCAGCATTAACCCAGCGATCGAACTCAGCAGCGGCACCAGCATAGTCGCCGGCATTCAGCTTTTTCAGCAGCGTTGAACCGACAAAATTGCCTGAGCCCAGGTTGAAAGTGAACGATACCAGCGCATCGAACTGGTTTTGATTGAGATGCGTTTTTACATTCGCCCCAATCGTCAGTTCTGCTACCAGGCAATCCTCTTTCAGCCAGGCTTCGGCCTGCTCAGGTGTGCAGGTATCGCCCTCTTTGACGTTGTGCGTGTGACCGTAACCAATGGTCAGCACACCAGCCGGGCAGCGGTAGGCTCTGGTTTTCAGTCCTTCGAACCGCTTAATCAGGTCGAGGCCGGTTTGACTTGTCTTCATCTTCTTTTTCCTTTTGCTCATCCATGCCTGTGCGTCGGTAAACCAGCGCCAGCGCAATGTCACGGAGCCGGTCAGCTCCCACAAAACCCACCAGCCCACCGACGAATGCACCGGCGTTCGGCGGGAGGCCGAAATACTCCAGCATGGCGGAAAGCGAAAGTGCGAACAGGCCGCATATCAGCGCACCGGTGATGGTGTAAAGGCGCGGTTTTCCCGCGCGGATGTCATTCAGCGCCGATATGGTCAGCGCAGCGCCTGCCGCATAGACAGAGGGCAGATAGGTCGCAATCCATTTCAAGGTCTGATTCGCTATATCGGGCAGATGGTTGTCGTTCATATTGCCTCCGCCCGCATGGCGGCAGATGAAAATGAAAAAGCCACGTGCAAGCCGTGCGCAGGGTGCGCGGTAAGGTGCTGGTCGTGGCTTTGGTTATAAATTAACTGGTTGTTTTGAATCTTTCTCAAGAAAGCGCCGGCGGTTCTCAGCGATAATCAGCGCCATGGCGAGTCCCTTTACAGCGACGTCCCAGCCCTGGCGACCCTGCGCGACAGCGAATTTTCGCTCTATCGCGTTCAGAGAATCTGCTACAGATTCTGCAATACAGTTTTCATAATCACTGACCAGTTCAGATAAGGAAGTAGACATGTTTACCCTTAGACAAATTTGCCCCCACTGCGCGCGCGAGGTCAATTTTCGTTTATACAGTATTAGTGAATACAGGCATCGCCTGCCTGCACCGGCAGGAGCCGTGAATAGTGGACCATCTGTACAGGTGCGGTCTTATTCTCAAGACACCCCGGTTGAAGCATACGGGGTTTCGACCTGTCCGGAATGCGAGTCTCCCATTCTGGTGAGGTTTTCATGTGGGTACGGCCAGCTTCAATTGTGTAAAACCTCAGGCACTCAGAGTGAATGGCGTTACAGCGGCGAACCACCTAAAATCATCGATACTTTTCCCAGGCCACAGATGCCAGACGACTCCCCCTGGTACCCGGATGAAATAAGAGAAATCTTCATCGAGCTGCAGGAGGATGTTCAGCGAGACCGTAGCCCGGCTCGCATCATCGTAGGATGCCGGAGCGTCATGGAGGTCGCCTTAAGAAAGCTGGGATATGAAAAAGGCAATCTGCTGTCCCGGATTGAGATGGCAAGAAACGACGGCATTCTCACTGAGTCCATGAAAGACTGGGCTCATCGTGTGCGCATAAATGGTAATGAAGCGGTTCATGAATTGAGTGCGTCACATGAACAAGCGAAGGAACTTGTTGCTTACATCAGGTTATTTCTGGAGATTGCATTTGTGCTGCCGAAGCGCGTAGACAGTGAAATGAGTAAAAATCCTGTAGCCTGATTACAGGTCAGGCGCTCTCCCATCTGAGCTAAACCGGCGAATTCTGGTTATAAAAAAGGCCCACCGCGAGGTGCGCCTTTGGCTGCTTACTATTGTGCCGTCAGGAGTTGCTGCGGTGCCGGTTGCTGGCCGGTGAGGCGGAGAAGTCATTACCCGCCCCGCTCTTCGACATCTGCTCCATTGACTTAAGCTCACCGCTCAGATGAATTCACCGCAGCAGGGCTGTTATATCGCCCTATGCGTCAACTTAAGGTCAACATCTGAATTTTATGTTTGTGCCGAAACGTAAAAACCCGCTCAGGGCGGGTTTGTTATAGCTATGACAACATATCAGAATTGCGCTAAATATGGCTTATTTCGTTGCATTTTGCAATAGCGTCCATTCAATCTCTTCAGGAAGTACTTCACAATGGTGGTAAAGAGTGTGCTGCAACGCATCTATGTCCAGCTCGTTAAACGCACGTTTGAAGTTGGCCCAATGAGGCGCGTAGACGCGAAGCCATGTTGAAGGATTTACGCTCATCAACCTGGCCAACGCCGCCCCGGCGTACTCTTTGTATGTGTCATTGTTTCGAGTGGCTGCTATGTCTTGCGCTGCAAGCCAGATCAACGAAATTAGCCGCTTCTTAGTTTTATTCAGTAGACCTGGCGGCAGATATTTTTGATATCCGTTCCAGATTACCTCACATATGATGGTCTGATACTTAAACGTCAGATCGAAGCCGTAACAATACTTAAGCCACGCCTGCTCATGCTCTGGCAGGAAATTAACTGCGCGGCGCCACGATGCAGCTGCAAACTCATAATCATTTATCGGTGGTAGAGGCCTGCGGCGACTTCGCGTCTCAAGCACATATAGCGCCGTATTCTCAGCCTTTACCGTGCGGGTACCGCCCTTCCCGTCTTCCAGCTCTACTACATGCACTGGTCTGCGTGGGTTGCGATTTTTATCTGCCAGCGGGTTTTCGCTGAACGCCTGCAGCTGACCTTTCGTTTTGCCTGAGGTATCCATCAGCGCGCGCGTGAGTTCAAGTCTTGCATAGTTAAGTAAGTTCTCGTCCATTAAATAAAGCCCTCGCGTCGCCAGATTGCCTGAGTTCGTAAAACTCCCTCGGCGTGCATCAATCTCAGCTCGTCGCGGTTGTAGTCATTGGTTTTAGTTCGTCCATCGATTACATCGTGGCAGCCACTACAGGCAATAGCCGCCTGCTCGTCATCTGGCTTACAGCCAGTTCCACAGGTTCCAGCCATACGGTAATGCGCAAGCACACTCGTCTCAGGGTTGCCGTTGCAATATCCGGGAATCCTTATCTGGCATTCGCGACCACGCGCTTCTTTTCGGAGATTCACAGATCGAGACATTGCTGACCTCCGCCGGTGATCAGTCGATCCCGTTTCTGAAAGTCTGTCGGGCTGCTGATCCAGTGCGCCGCGCGGATAGTGGTAGCCTGCTCTGGAGAATGGATGATGCGGCGGTGATCTTCCGGCAGGTTAGCTACGCACGCCGGGCAGTGATCAATGGTTTCGACAATGCAGCCACCGCGACGACGGCAGATATGCATGGTACTTTTCAGGGTGGCGCACTGGCGGCACATGGGCGCGTCACAGGTGTAAGGTTCAAACGGAGATATGCATTCCGGCTGATGTTCACCCGGCGGATAACCCAGATGGCCATCGCAGAGCAGCGTCACGGGCGCACCGCAGAAAAGGCAGTTTTCTTTCTTCATTGGGCCACCCCGACCAGCTTTATCGCTGCCCGTTTGATTTGTGTCAGGATCATGCGGCCTGTGGTTTCGAGTTCTTCCCGGCTGATATAGCTCGTTGCCTGTCCTCTCCATGTTTTATCAAAAATCGCGATCGCCATACCGAAACCGGCAGAGGATTCAGACGGCTCACCGTCAGCGGGAATATACCAGTCAGGAAGGTCAAAGCTGATGCGCCCGCGAACGAAGGCGATATGATCGGCATTTTCAGGCCACCAGCTTTCACTGGTCGCTGATTTTATGAAGAAAACATACCGCCCGCCTCGCTCCCGCATGACGGCCGTATGCTGCATGATCGGTACCATGCCGGTGATATACTGGCCTTCGAATTGAGTGGCGCGGCTGTATGGTGGGTTGGCATATCCTGCGCCGCCAAGAGTAGCCAGCCGGGCCGACCAGTCCTGTGCCAGTGCATTGTTTTCTGCCGTGTAATAGGCGTCACATTTAGCGTTGTGGTCGTCAGCGAAGAGGTCGAGTGTGAATGGTCCAAATCTGGCATTTATGCCCCACCATATAGCATCCGGTGTACACCACTGATCCCCCACCTCTTTCAATTTATGACGCTGACGGCTGCGCAGTTCTTCCAGTGCCCTGCAGTATGGATTATGTTTCACGCGGCATACTCCAGGAGCTGAGCAGCAACGTTTTCGACTTCGGCTGGCGAAGAGAATTTACGGAACAGGATCCAGTTCCATAAAACATTCAGGGCTGATTTATACAGCTGCTGAAATTCTATTTCGTCCATGTTGGCAAACGAAATTGACCTTGCCCGGCGGTTACGGCTGCCATCAGGATAGACGTGCTCGGTGTAATATCCGGCCTGAATGGTTACCCATTCGCGGTAGGCTTCAAAGGATTTGAGCAGGGCAATGTCCTGCGTACGGGTATGAGCGGCATCGGCAAGGTACTGTTCTGCTGCATTTGAAAGCGCGACACTGTGGTGCTGCCCCACCTGCAGACAGAGAAAATCAACAAAACCGTTTACCAGCTGGCGCTCTTCCGGAAGAATAGCGCCACCCGCCGGGGTCCAGTACTCAAAACCAAGCTGAAGAAGTTTGAAGAAACGTTTATGAAACTGGTAATTGCGGACACGTTTGAACTCGGCGTGTATCCACTCACCGATTTTAATACGTTGCAGAAAATCGCTGGCCTCGGGCGTTGCCGGGGTCAGTAGTACGGGACTGATCTTTTGTAGTTGAATCTGTGCCATCGGCTTTCTCCGGTGACACAGTGGTTTCTCAGCAGGCTGTTCAGACCTGTTTCAAGATTATAGTGGATTATCGGCATCATCAACAGCCGGTAATCCGGCAGTTTTTCGCGCCTGGGCCATCTGTTGAAGACTGGTAACAAATTCGCCTGGTTTCAGCACAAAGCCAAATATAACATCACCGAATTCATTCCTGTAAAGCACGACGGGCCTTGTGCTGCTGTTAAGGCCACGGATTGAGTGGTCAGGTATGATCATCACTTTGCTCCAGCATGTTTTTGGGATCCGTTACTTTCCTTCGCGCGTCCCGTTAAGTTAAGTCAACGCTTCGCTTATCTCAATCAACCCATTAGGAAAATTTGAGATAAGTGGCATCAACTCACTGTATATAAAGCCAGTATAATTAACCAGTGATCATCGCCTTTTTTTTGACCATATCGAGATAAATCAGTTATTTGTGTATTTTTTGTGCGGCTGTTTAGCGAAGCGATAAATTCAATTCTAGAATGACGGGGAATGTTTCATGAAAGGGGAATGGGTGCCTGAGAACGCCAAAGCCAAACACGGCGGTGGCGGGGATTGCTCCCCGCCGGTTGCCCTTACTGGTTGGATTCGTAAGCCATTACAGCCGCAACCTCCCTGTTACCATCCCGTATTCGCAGTTCGTAAAGTGAATGCCGGGTCAGCAAAGTGAATGCCAGTATCGTCAGGCAGACGATAACAAGACACCAGATAACAGAATTTTGCGGCTTCATGGTTGCTTCTCCTTGACCTTTCGGTCTGTAAGAGGCTAACCTGCATGTGTCTAGCATACGAGGGGCCTCGGGTTGATTTATCAGCTCGGGGCTTTTCTCTTTCTGCTGTCAGCAAATGCTTAAGGCAGAAAGCCTCAAGCACCCGCGGCGATTATATCTCACTTTATTAATGATGACACTGCGTTACGACTCCCCGCCCAGCGCCTCAAAGATTTCCTCTGCCAGCTCTTCACCATCTGCATAATCGACATGACAGTGGGCGATAAACAGATCCCAGTTCTCTTCCAGGAACTGGCGCACCGTCAGCGCCTGAAAATCAT